TGGGATATGATAGACCCCTATACAGGAGAGAGATATGGTTGGGAAGTTGCTTTTACAGTTGATAGTGCTGGTCATCCTGGGAACTCCGGTTGCCCTGTCTTTACTACTGATGGAGTTGTTCGGGGTATCTTGGTCGGGGGTTTTAGCCCTGTGCTTATCAGTGTTATGCCTTGTGATCTTTTCCTGGGCGATCTGGACTCGATACGACTGATGTTCGCCCAGGATCGCTACGAACGGGAAGAAGCCACTGTCTATGGCGAGTGGTACAACCACCGCGACGGAAACGAGTACTATTAAGGGGATAGAGAGATGGACGAAGGCATGACGACGAGCATCAATACCAAAATAGAGGGGTTACAGCCGTGGACACAAGATGTCTGCCCTCACTGTGGTAGATGCCCTCATTGTGGTAGGCACGATACACCATATCCTTGGCAGACGATCCCCCCGTCTTGGTGGTATGGCCCGACGCCACAGTGGGGATCAAACACGTACTTCTGATGCCCGAACCCCCCAAGACAACTGATCTGATGACACAACTCGCCAAGACCAGCGAGCCCGAGAAGCCGAAGAAGCGAAGGCGGACCACGAAACCCAAGGGCACCGGCACCCTGGCTCAGAAGAAGAGGTCCAGCGCCAAGCACAACAAGACGAGACCCGTCAAGGCGAAGACCACCTTGGCGCACATCACCAACGCCATCGTTCGTGAGGGTGGTACAGTCCCGGACATTGGTGTGATCCTGGGTTGTGAGTCATCTGAAGGCAGCAGCGAGTGGGTAGATCGACTCAAGGCCGAGGGACTCACCCTCGCCGAGTTCCTGGAGGTCGCCAAGCAGCGGGCCGACATCGAACTGGTCCGCATCGCCACCAAGACCGCGTTGGGATATGAGTACGAAGAAGAGAAGCAGGAGTCGATACCAGAAGTAGACAAGACGGGCCAACCAACAGGTAGGCAAACCCCTGGTAAGAAGACAGTTACCAAGAAACGAGAACGAGACACCACGTTGCTCAAGTTCCTGCTCACGAGCCGGATGCCCGAGTACTTCATGGACCGGAAGGAGATCAAGATCGACAAGCGGGTGGTCGAGATCAAGGCCGATGCTGAGGCCGAGATACGTGGGTTCGCTCATGGGTTGCTCAAGGCGTTCGGCGAGCCAGTCGAGGCAGAGTTCGTGGAGAAGACACACTGACCACCATAGCCCAACAACTCGCTCTGGTTGACAGTCCACAGGCGTTCTTCACCGCAATCCCGACCGATCTGCGAGAGAACATCGAGTTCAGGATCAAGCTCCACGGGTATCTCGCCACGGACCAGAAGGCCCAGGATGCCTTCCTCGGGATGTGTCGGGCGTATATCCCGATAGCGTTTAACACCTCTCTCTTTACGTTTGATCCCCGGCGAGAACCAAAGGAACGAAACCAACCGTTCAATTTGCGGCCCAACCAAGTGGTCGCAGTGGATGATCTGGTCGATTGTATTGACGATGGACGCAATGTGGGCATCAACAAAAACCGAGGTGAAGGTGCCTCAGAGGTATGTGTCAAAACCTTTATGCTCAAGTGTTTGTTGGAAGAGTTGTCTCACTTCATTGTGGGGTCAAGAGCCGAGGAACTTGTAGATAGGTCTGGTGATTTATACACCCTGTTTGCGAAAGCAGATTCTGTAATGACCTATTTGCCTTCATGGTGGAAGAGGCAATGCGGATACAAGGCCAAAGACGACCGGGTACACCGTATGTTGCGGATACCATATAACAACAGTCGATTCACTGGAGTAACTACCAACGAGAGTTTTGGTGCTGGCAGTCGTGGTACAGGTATCCTTCTTGACGAGTTTGGTCGAGTAGACCTTTCAATAGCCAAAGCCATCGAAGGGTCTATCCATGACGTATCCCCATGTGTAGTCTATTCAAGTACACATTGGCTCGGAAAAGAACATCCATTTAATAAAGCATTGTTGCGACCAAATGTTATAAATATTGACCTGATGTGGTACGAGAATCCGACTGAAAATATGGGATTGTATGACACATCAGAACCTGGGCAATATGAAATAATCGACAAGGAGTATTACAAAGACAAAGACCTGTCTACTGCACTTATTTTAGGTAATGTAGAGGAGTGGAGTCCCACAGAAACGCGAGTTCAATTCATCGCTGACGGTTTACAAGGTATTCCCAGTCCTCATCGAGCACCTTGGTTTGATAAACAACAAGATGAGCGTCGAGGCGACAAGCGTGACTTCTTCTGCAATGTGTGTGGAACTGCGTTGGGTTCTGCGGAATCACCATTCGATCACGCAGTTCTTGCCGACATCAAGAAGAAGCACATCCGGCGTCCAGATTATAAAGGTGAACTCGTCTTCGAGTTGGACGATGACCGCATCGTAGAAGACAGCATGACGTTCTGTCCAGGTCGAGGAGCCAAGCGGTTTCGGTGGTGGGGCGATCTTCCATTCGACAGGCCAGAGCAAAGGCACAACTACATCATTGCAGCTGATCCGTCCTATGGGCTCGGGTCCGCCAACTCCGCTGCCATTATCGTTGATGTGAACACCCGTGAACAGGTTGGGTCATGGGCCGACGCCAACACCAAGCCCGAGGAGTTTGCCGATCAACTGGTGGCTCTGGCGTACTGGATCGGGGGGGTCGCACCCTGCTACCTGATTTGGGAGAGCACTGGCGGGTGTGGGTCTATGTTCGGCCAGCGTGTGACATGGCAACAATACGCGAACGTGTATACCCAGCGCCGGGAAGACTCTAAGACTCGGAAGAAGACGAACAAGTACGGTTGGAACGCGACCGGCAATACCAAAGACGCTCTCTTAGGTGAACTCGGCATCGCCTTGAGTGGGGGGCTATCCGATGTTCGTGAGTATAAGGCACTCATAATCCGCGACATCGCTCTCCACGAAGAACTGTGTGACTACATCTTCAAGGAGAAGGGCAAAGGGGCCGTGTGTTCCGCTAAGGCCGATCTCTCAACCGGAGCCCTGGAACGGCACGGCGACCGTGTGATCGCAGCCGGGTTGTGTGTGCTTGCGTACAAGGAACAACTGGCCGGGGATCAGGAGAATGCTGTAGTGAAGCCACATGGGAGTTTTGCGTGGTACGAGGAGCAGAAGCGAAAACAGAATGCGAAGGACAAACGCGAAATGCGGAGAACGCTTTTTTAGGAGACAGAGGAAATGGCACATACAATTCAATGGAAAATTGCTGAGTTGGAACGTATCGCAGGTCGAAAATGTAGTTGCGCAAAAGATAATGATGTCGATGATGTCTGTAGAGTATGTGTAGCAAGCCGAGCATTAAATAGAATGGCTGCCGACGCTTATGATACTTTAGAAGAACTGGAACCCTAATGGCACACATGCACCCAATACACGACGAAAACAAGAAACTCAAATTCCCAGCGAGATTACAGAAGTTGACAAAGCTGTGGTATGAGATAAACGAGGCCCCGTTCCAACATCAACAGACGATGCTACGCCTATGGGCTTCCGGGTTCTTCAATAAAGGCAAGGGCCGGGAACACCTCATCAACTTGATTGGTCGAGGTGTCGATACCGTCGTTCCGTTCTTAGTCGAGGGTGACCCAGAGGTATTGGTGGAAACTCTGGTAGGCAATTATAAACCGTGGGCATACACTACACAGTTAGCACTAAATTTCTTCATTGAACAAATGGAATTGGCTGATTCAGTACTAATCCAGGCTGCGGTCAATTCAATGTTCGGTGCGGGCATTACTCGCACGTTTACCGAATATGATCGCCATGTGACGTTAGAAGATGAGGTCATCAAGGCTGGGCGTCCTACTGTTAAGGTTATCCACGATACTGATTACGTCGGCGACCCAATAGCCAGGGACCGGGGGGACTTCGCGTTCGAGGGCGACATTTATCGCCTACCTACTGCGTATGCCCGAGAGTTATTCGATGGTAAAGGCGAGAACGGCAAACAGGTTGCTGATTACATCGACGCTGATTGTAAACTGGATGGTGATTATTCGCCGAAAAACATTTCAAATCCTGGGTTCAACCGAAACAAATGGTCACTTCGAGATCAGACTACGTTCATCGACATTTATCTGTTCGATGAAAATCGCACTGTGACGATTATGCCAGAGGGCAAAACAGCTATAATCCTTAGATCGGTCGAAGAAGACGGTCCCAAGGAGTCACCATATGATTATCTTGGGTATAGTTATTTTCCTGGCCATCCAGTACCGATACCCCCGGCATGGGGTTGGCACGATGTTGATGTAAGTTCCAATATTGTAGCCAAGACTGGGCGACAACAGGCCGAGTCGCAGAAGGACATAGTCTTGGTCGATGCACCAGGCAAGAAGTTGGGTGAAACGATAGAAGCAGCTAACAACATGGGTGTTTACCAGGTTCCCGGTTTGACCGGTGTTCAAAAGTTTAGTGTTGGTGGTATAAACGAGCAGAATCTTGGTTATGTAGCATTCTGCGAGGATGTGTTCAATAAGACAAAAGGGGCAGAGCCGATCATGCGCGGTGTTGGGACAGGTTCTCCAACACTGGGGCAGGATCAGATGAAACATCAGAATGCGTCTCGTGGCATCAATAATATGTATACCCGATATCATAGGTTCCAGACCTCGATCCTCAAGAAGTTGGCACGGCGGATATGGAACGATCCTTTGGCCTATATCCCCCTGATCCACGAGATACCAGGTGTCGGAACCCTACCGAAGATTTTCTCTCAGGCTGATAAGGTCGGCAAGTTTCAGGATTTCGTGTTTAGTATTACACCATATTCGACGCAACGCCACTCCCCTGAAATTTTATATCAGCGGATGATGCAGTTTGCATCGCAATGGATTCTGCCAACCATGCCTCTGGCAGCACAACAAGGAGCCGAGTTCGATATACCAGAAGCCACTAAGAAGATGGCGGCATATCTTGGCATGGACTACTTCAATCAGTTGTATCGAACGGCTGTGCCGGGGCAACTGGACAATGTTCCATATACGATGCAATCCACTGGCCAGAAGAGACCGGAGAGCAACAAGAGCCCCGGCCAAGGAAATGACTCGTTCGGTGCTCTGGTGGGCAGTCGTGAAGCGAACAGTTCAAGTAAACAAGACAGGTTGGCCGGTGAGCCGGTTGGCATAGACAAGGCGGTGAAGTAATGGCAGCTACTCTGGACATCAGCATAATAGCGGAACTAACAGGACTTGGCAAAGATCAGAGTTTTACAGATAAGGGCACGGATGGTACGACCCCCGACGCTGGTACGTACATGTATCGAACGTTGGCGACTGCCGACACCGATGAAGCGTTGGACCTCGGGGATGTGGCGACAGTTACTTGCATCGTGATACGGGCTATCGACTATGATCTCGACATTGATCTTGATTATGCGTCTTCGTTTGATGTCGATCTGACAGTCAAGGCCGGAGAACCCGCTGCCGTGATTATGAACCCAGCGGGGGTTACGCAGGTTAAGAATAACGGGGCAGCGGAAACACCGGCGTATGAGTACCTGATAGTTGGAACTACCTAACAAAACGTACCCACTTATCAACAAGTGGTAACAGTTTGTAACATAATAAGGAGACAGAAAATGAGAGCAGAAGACCTAACTAAAACAGACGTAGAACTAACTAAAACAGACGTAGAACTAATGAGTGATTGTGAAATTGTGTATTGGTTCAAGATATTCGCAGAGCAAAAACAGGCGGCACAGATGCGAAAGCACATGTTGGATCAGATTGAGATACGTGACGCCAATGGCCCTCGTGTTCTTCAGATTGACAGTAAGGTGGTAGAGTAACGTGCCTGAATACAGTTACCGATGTAGAGACTGTGACACTGTGTTCCGTGACCTGAACACCATCAGCAATCGTAAGACCACTACGTGTGAGTGTGGAGGCAAAGCTATTCGGGATGAGGACGCCGAACTGGTTCACGCACGAGGCAAACGTGCCAAACAAGTCACGGAAAACGAACGCTGGTCCCGATCAATGGGAGTGCCCGTCAAACAATTGACTGAGTTCAGGAAGAAGTACCCGCACCATGTCTATAACGATAAGGGGCATTTACTCGTTAAGGGTCGCAAACACAAACTCAAACAAGCTAAAGAACGTGGGTTCATAGAACTCAATGATGACACAAGTAAAGCGTGGTTTAGATAGGAGACAAAATGAACGAAGTAAAATGTACAATATGTGAAGCTGATTTTCGTCCAAATGTTATAGTAGAACTTCCCGCTGGCGTACCGAAATGTCCCCTGTGTGTTGAGAAGTTCCCAGGAGCGATAACGCGATCTGAAGTTCAGGTTGTAAACAAGAACCAGGCCGAGAACATGACTGATGCACGGGTCCGTGGGATTGTGTATGAGATATTGGAAGAGGCGGGACTTGTACGTCATAAATGTGAGAAGTGTCACGTATTGTTCTTCAGGCGCAAGCCAATGCAGGTGTTGTGTGAAGCCTGTGGTGGATTGAAGAAGAGTGAGGACAAGAAGGAGGCTAAATAATGCCAGAGAACGAGACAGAACAGACTACTGAACAGGTAGAAGAGACACAGGAGGTGCAGACAGAAGAGGCACAGGAAACACAAACACAAGAGACACAAACAGAAGAGACACAAGAGACCAAAGAAGAGTCTGGTGGTTCATTTATCAACCGTATTAAGACTGCGGCCAAAGCCAAACTTTTTGGTACAACCAAAGAAGAATTAGGAGAGGAAATCTCCGATGAGTTCGTGACAGCAGCGAGGCAAATGAACTGGTCCGATGAGGACACAAAGGAGTTCGCTAATGATTTTACCAACGAACAACTAAAAGAAATGATACCTTCTCTCTTGGGTGAGGACTCCGCGAAGGCGGATGAAACCTCTGATAAGACTGGGGAAACCGAGTCTGAAACTACAGAGACGGAGGTTGAAGATAGCCAGGATGGTGAAGCGTTGAAAGAGGCACTTAATAGGATAGCTGTCCTCGAAGAAAAACAGGGGATCAGCGAAACAGAGTCCAAGGAAACGGAGAAAGCTAATTTCAATCAACGGGCTTCTGATCTCTTTGACGAAGCGTCGAAAGAGTTCGAGGTATTCGGCAAGACAGATGACTTGCCAAAGTTTCCTCACAACGGGCAGGTCATACCAACCTCTCCGCAGATGAAAGCCCGCCTTGAGGTTTACGGTATGGCGCAGCAACTCAAAGAGACTGGGATGTCAGGTGCTAAGGCCCTGGAGTTTTCCCTGAATGCCTACAAGGGTGCTAACCTCAAGGTAGAAACGCAACGGAACGTCATAAAGGATTTGAAGAAGCGAGAGCAAACGCTCGGCGGAAAGCGAGTTAGCCACGAGGCCACGGAAGCAGCTAACCTAACTGGGCCAGAAACTGTCGCGGAAGTTAAACGGAGGCATGGAAAATGACAACCATTACTTAAAAGGATAATATCATGGCTGACGATTTTGATCTTGCGACAGACATCTGGGACGCCACGTTCCAGAGAATAATGACCAAAGAGCCCAAACTGGCTACTTTCGCCTATCGAAAGTGGGGCCTCTTTAACCTGTTTTTCCAGAACGCTAAAACGGTCATTGGCGGCGACCAACTTGAGGGCAATATCACTATGGATAGTGAGGGCAATGCCCGCTTGGTTGGGGCGTGGGAACAGGATTCACTCACAAAGAAGAACATCAATGCGCAGTATACTGCCAAATGGCGACATGCCAAGGGTGGTATGATGTGGAACTTACTTGAAACATCAGTTAACGCCGGGGATCAGAAGATTTACGATGTGCTAAAGACCCAATTTAAGAGCGGCATGAAAGACCTCTACGAGGCTGTCTATCTTGCTCTTGTGACTGGCCTTACCAGTGCATCTGATTATGACAGTCCCAATTCGATCAACACCTGGCTTCGTGTTGGTACTGCATCCAGTACTGGTGGGTGGACTGGGTATCAGTCCAGGTACAACGATACCAATACTCCCGGTACGGCTTATGATACTGGTGGATTAACCTCAAGCGCCTCGGTTAATACCGGTTGGGCCAGTTACTATGCGGACCACCTGGGCAATATCGACGAGTCACTTTTATCTCTGCTTGACGTGGCGATTCTGGAACTTGGTTTCCAGGCCCCGTCTGTCGGCGTGAATGTGAATACCAATCTTGGACTCAGTATACCGGACTTCAGTATGTATTCGACCAAGAACGTACACAAGACCCTCAATACTTTTTATGCGAAGGCCGATGACAACATGGGCTACAACAAGAACTCGCATTGGGGCACACCTACGTTCATGTCGATTCCGTTTGCGTATTGTGATATACTGAATACGGCACGTACTTCGTTGTACGGTACGGACCCGATCTTCGGGATTAACCACAATGATCTTTATCCGGTCATCCATTCTGATTGGAACTTCGAGACCATTAACGCAAAAGACCCTAACAGGTCTACGGTGCTAAACAAGATTATCTGGCTGAAATATCAGTTGTGGTGTGACAATCCCCATGACGCTGGCTTCCTAATCTCGCAGCATCCGTCGAGTTAATCAAACAGATGACACTTTTTAAGGAATAGAAAAATGGCTACTCACACATGGGCGGCTCTTGATCCAAAAGCAGAGCGGATCACAGTGTACTACGAAGGTAGTAATACCATATACGAGGGTATGCTCGTACATTATAACCACGATACCACGGATAACTGGTCCGGGTATTCTAAATCAAGTGCCGCAGCAGGTACTACGACCGCCGAAGGTTCTCAGAATGAGGGTAAGTGGATTCGTGTTGAGGAACCGTCTAACGCCAATCGGCGGTTTCCTGCCGGTGTCGTTGCATCAGGTAGTCCTGGGATCGGCGGAACTGGTCCGAACACCGTTGATATTTACACCCTCAATGGTGCCATCGTTCCGGTTTACACTGATCGCAGTGTGTCGATCAATGACGGTTGCTACATGGAGATCGGTCAGAACACATTGGTCAACCTTGATCTTGGTCAGCAACTTGGCTACTTCGTGGAGACCATCGACCGTTCCAGTACTGCTGGTTTAGCTCTGGCCTGTTTGACTGGGGTAAACTACGCTGACTCCATTCCTGCCAGTACTTTAGGTCTTGGTCTTTCCCCATTGCTTTGGGGTGACGCACCGAAGGTTAATCCGTATGAACCTGGTGACGGGGTGCATTACTTTGATGACTTCCAAGGTGAGTTAGACCCCACGACTGCGTGTCCGTGGACTATCACTCAGGTAGATACCAAAGGAACCATCTCCCACGAAGCAGGTGCTGCTGGTGGAGTAATTAACTTTACTAATGGTGGCGATAGTGCTGATGATGGTATCAATGCTCAGAAGACGAATATCGCTGTTACCCCTGCTGCTGGCACAAACATCTGGTTTGAGGCAAGGGTTAAGACCGACCAAGCTGATGAGCAATGGGCTGTTGGACTTTGTGCTGTTGATACTACGATCATCGCCGCTGGTATCTTTGATGATGCCAGTGACAAGGTTCTGTTCGGCCATCACACTGGTACTGCCGATAAGGTCAACACGATCTGTGCAAGAACCACTGTTGAGGACCAGACTGCCGACGCAGGTGACATGACTGATAACACTTGGACCACTCTTGGTTTCAAGATTACAGGACTCACGAAGATTGAGTTTTATCAGGACGGTGTTCTGATTGAGACTGGGTCTACTGCTGGCACCATACCCAATGCGACAATGTGTCTGTCTGCTGTTTCTCAGTATGAGGCCGCTGGTGGGATACTCAGCATAGACTGGGTTAAGATCATTGCAAGTGCAGGACGTGATGCGTAAATAGTAATTTGAATGGGGGCGAGCAATCCGGCTCGCCCCATTTTAAGGAGACAAAGAAATGACAATACAAGAAGCATTAAAGGTACTCGATCAGGTATGTGCTGAACGCCAAGGCAACCGGGCAGATCACATGGCGATGGTACGGGCGATTGAGGTGGTGACTACGACGACGCAACCTGTGGCAGAGAAGAAAGAACCAGACAGTAATAAATAGATTCTGTCTCCTGGGGCGGCGTGTTTCCTCCCGCCCCAAATTTGAGGAAGTGACATGGCGCGTATGACACTCAGTTATGAAGACTTGTATACTCACGTATCCAACTTCTTGTCCCTTACCACCACAGGTACGGCCCCGACCGGAACCGACCTAACGACGTGCAAAGACCTCGTCCACCGTGGCATACGGCAATTCCTCTATCCTATCGACATGAAGTATGGGTCTCCACATGAATGGTCGTTTCTCAAACAGTATTGGTCTTTCAGTACTACTTCGGATCAGTGGAAGTATGCAGTTCCAATAGACTTCTCTGATCTGCTTACTGATTTCACGTTTGATGACGACAAGGCCCTGGGTCCCTTGCGCAAAGTAAGTGGACAGCAGATCGAAAAGATGCGAGCCGACGTTACTACTTCGGGCTGGCCGACATGCTTCGCCCTGGTCCCACAACGGTATGACATCGAGATCGGGACAACTTATCAGTTGTGGCTGTACCCCACGCCGAGTCAGGTGTATTCACTTTCGACGTTCTACCGCCCCGATCCAATCAAGTTGTCTGCAACCACTGATCTGGTGATTGGCGGGATTCCAGTGATTGAAGCGATCCTTGAGACTTGTCTTGGGGTGGCCGAGGTTCAGGAGGAAGACAACACGTCCACACATCACCAACAGGAGGCCAACCGGTTGACTCAAATAGCTATCCGGTTTGATGCGGGCAAGACGGACACCGAGACGATAGGCAATCTATACAACAGCAAGATGCGAACAGTCAACGTGACCGCCTTGCATTCACAAAATGTAGATTATGAAGCGGACGTATACGCCGCTGAACGATAGGATGAGGCCCACGGAGCGGGGAATGAAAACTTTAATCCCTTTATAGGAAGGAACAAACATGAGTGCAGCAAATCATTTTAACACAAGACGCAGAGCGTTAGATTTAAGAACAAAATCATTGTTGACCGCGTCTGGGGAAATCACGTACACAGCCAGGACTGGTCGGCCAGCGGATAACTTCGTCGCTGATCGTGTGATCCGGGTTGAGACAGCCAGTACTTTTGACATGACTATCACAGTCCCTGATGGTGTTGCCTATGGTCAGAGATTGCTGGTCATTATGGAAGTAGAAGGTGGAACCGATACCGTAGACGTTACCACCACCACTGGTGACGACGCCACCCAGATGACTGCCGCTGGTGGTTACTGGGAAGGTGAGTGGCATGGGTCCACTCTGGGCTGGGCCACGATTAACGGGTCTGCAACGTAAAATCAAATAGAACGGGGTGGCGCACTAAGATACGGTAGGCGAGGTGGTGCGTGCTCGACCTGCCCGCCCCATATTTCGTAAAGAGGAGAATGACATGAGTTTAGCAGGCGCGAATAGTAATAAAGTAGGTGCCAGTGGTGGGTCAAACAGAGTTACCATTCCCGCCACCCCATTTCAAATACGCGGAGGTACTGGAACTGGCGGGGCAACAAGTGTAGAATGTAGAAAGTGTCTGATTATATCCGCTACAGGAAGTTCAAATATTAGAGTGAGGATTGATACTGCTTGTACCGCCACTACTGGTATTCCGGTAGTAGAACACCTCTTGGCGAACGGGATTGGCGGATATTTGGAACTTCCTATTGATGATTTGAATCGCCTATACTTTATTGGCGAGGCCGAAAACGATGTCGTTGACATCCTATACTGGAGATAACCATGCCAAGTATAAAAACAAGGCGGCTCAGACGAGCTACCACTAAGAAACAAAACTATTTGGATGCTTTCGGTTCGAGGATAAAAAAGAAGGACAAAACTACTCCAACTTATGCTCAGTGGGCCGCAGCGTCTCCCTCAGAGCAGGGATTGATGAAGGCTGGTGTGAGTGGTAAAAGGTTAAGAAGGACTGGAGTGAAGGCTCCTGGTAGTTACACGAGGTAAACAATGCAAGAACTCATACCACCCATAAAAGGCATTTCAAAAGGACTGCCTGTGGACAAGGAACATCCCACCACGTCTGGGTATATGAACAACGTGCGCCCCATCGACACCCTTGAACGAAGGCTCCGGTTGGGACAAAGGCCGGGGCTGGATAAATGGGGCGCTGGGACTCAGATAGGAGCGGCTGAACAGCCGGTGGTTGCGATGTGTATAGTGGCGGCGGTGGCTTGATATGGCTTTAAGTATGAATGTAACGTTAGACGTTCCTGCTGATACTGCTACAGGTGTCTCACAAACACAAGAATTAGCATTAAATTATACTGGTGATTTACTTCCTTGGGAATTCTACGTTGGCGGGGAATTGAAAATATCCTATCCCATTGGTGCATTGTGGGATGAGAGTGTTAATCCTGCCCAAATGAGTTATCCTGATAGTAAATGGGCACCTTCTGAATTATACTCTTGGTATGTGCGATACGCCACAGATGCTAATACGAAAAATTGGAATGGATCATCGTGGGACTTTACGGGACTTGTATACGATGTAACAGAAACTCGAACATTTACTACTGTAGCAGCAAAACCAAACAACCCAACTAATCCAACACCTGCTGACAATGATACCGATGTGTCGAGAGACTTGGCACAAATTAGTTGGGAAGATGGGGGTGGAGCAGATACATTCGATGTATATTATGGACCTTCTGGAAGTACTGTACTTGTGTCCTCTAATCAAGTCGGAGTGACGTGGTCGATACCTTCACAGTTACTAAACGATCAAAGGTATGTATGGTACATTATAGCTAAGAACGGACAAGGTAACGAAACTGGACCTGTTTGGGATTTTTATACTGAGGATGTTCCAGCACCAGACAAAGCAGAAAACCCAGTACCTACTGATGCCAATACATCAGTAACGTTGGATCAAGCAACAATCTCTTGGGATGACGGTGGTGGTGCAGATACGTTCGACGTGTATTACGGAATCGAATCAGGTAACTTAACTAAGGTGTCTACCGCACAAGCTGGGGAATCTTTTACTGTCACCGGGATCACTAATGGTTCTCCTTACGCCTATTTGTCAGTAAGATATTGGCGAATTGATTCAACTAATGCTGGCGGTACCACAACAGGTGACGAATGGACGTTCACAACGCTTCGATTTGATCCTCCGACACGAACATATTTCTATCCGGGGGGAGGAGCGGGAGGGAAGTGGTATTACTATTTAGTTATTCAGTTTGACGGCTCTTACGGCGCTCATCCTTGGGATGGTGGGGTAGAGAATACGGATTGGGTATATCGACCCTTGGAGTATGAGCCCAACTTCATAGCGACGATTCGCAAGTTAGTTAGCGTGGCCAATTCAAAAATTTGGTTTGAGGACGTATAGACTATGGCAGTCAGTATTGATGATAGAGCAATAATAAAACAACTGGTGTCTGTCGGAAATGATGGGTTTTGGATAGAGGATATTGACGTGGCCGCAGGAACAAAAATTGAATTAGCTACAGCTACGGGTGACATTGATACATCTGACCAGCTTACATTGGCTTCGGCCTTCCAAAAAGTATTTGTGGCTAACGGCGCTAACCTCAAAGTGGCCGACTTCATTAACACAAGGTTAACACATTCAGCCTTAACTACGGCACATGCACGTGGGGACGTTGTAACACAAGCCACCTCTGCGGCATCAATGATCGTGGACCACACGAACACAGCCAAAACCCTAACCTATGGGTATACCACTACGGGAACGTGGGACTTCTCCAACAGTGTCACTGGGAGTGGTTCTGGTACAGCTTTCACACCCACTGGGCAAGCTGGTATGCTCACCCATGCCGCCCTTGCCACGGCTCACGCGGCTGATGACGTTCTTACCCAAGCAACAAGCAGTGCTACCATGACAGTCACTGCTACTGATGTAACCAAGACACATACGTACGGCACCATCACGGCGGGGACGTGGAACACAACAAACTCAGTTACAGGAAGTGGCTCTGGCACGGCTTTCACTCCTACTGCGGTCAGTACGCGCCCGCCTGTGTGGTACGACTGGACTGTTGAACCTGGTGGTGCTTCTGGGGCGATGCCAGCGAAGGCATATCTGATCTGTGTTTACCGAGGTAGACTGGTGCTGTCTGGCAACCCGCGATACCCAAATCAGTGGTTCATGTCAAAACTGGCTGACCCGTTTGATTGGCTGTATGGTGCTGACGACCCCATGTCAGCCGTTGCAGGTAACAACGCGGACGCCGGACAATGCCCAGACATCGTTCGGTCTCTGATTTCCTTCCATGACGATTACCTTATCTTCGGTTGTGCCTCGACCTTGTGGATTCTCAGGGGCGATCCTGTGGCCGGTGGTTCGTTAGACAACCTCAGTGACACTACTGGCATGTTCGGATCAAACTCATGGTGCTTTGATGACGCCAGGAACCTTTACTTTTGGGGGTCTGGTGGACTCTACGAGATCAAGTCAGACTTCTCCGGGATCAGAAACCTTACCGAGATGGTTCTTCCCGACATCATCAACGACGAAGCCGCT